AATTTCTTTTCTACGTGATGCCATCTTATGCTCTTAAAATATTAAATTGCCTACCATATAATTGTTGAGTTACTTCTCTAATAGAAGACTCAATTAAATCACTAGGAGATCTGGTAGGCTCGTGAACCTGGTACACGGGATCATAAAAAAATCTAATTACACTTGTTTTATAATTTAAAAGAGCTATCTGCACACTACGAGCAAAACGACCAGACCGATAAGTTAAAACATCATCAGAAAGAGGGGGACCTCTTCGCGGACCTTTTGGCATCTTCTGCACTACAGCTCTTTGTACTAAAGCAGTCATTTGCACTTTTGATATAAATCTTCCAGGTCTTTTCTCGTTACCACTTTGTCCGATATCTATATTTACATTTTGCGTTATTGTTCCTGGATTTCTACTCTTTATAATTGTTTTATATACTAAAGGTGTATTGCTACCTTTTGCAAACTCTTCTGCTAACGAAATAACAGATTCAAGATAATCAGTAGGAGATAATTTACCTGCGGCATTAAACTCTTTAAGCGCATAAGTAATAAATCTTCCTGAAAAATTCTTACCTAAAAAAGCATGAAATTTTACTGTTACATCTAATGCTTTGTCATTAAAAATTTTTATAGACTCAGCACTTAATTTAACGTCTATTTGTATATTAACCTTACCAGATTTAGAATCTCTACGTTGTCTAGCAGAAAGTTTTGCAAATTTTTCAAAATTACCACCTACGTTCATAATCTTTGCAGCATTTGCCAATACCTTTACAACAGGCTTACCTCCGTGTTCTGCATCTAAATAGTCTATTAATGCAAAGTTTTCAAACTTTTGTTCACATTGTTCGATTAAAGCCTTTCTTAACTTTGGTTCAGTAACAAGCCACTCATGAAGTTTAGAAGAAGATATTTGAGATATCCGAGCACCTGTAAAAGTCTCTACTTTTTTTCCTTTTCTTATAACCTCGGCTCTTTCTTTTACCTCTGTGAACTGCTGAAAAGAAGATTCTAAATCTTTTTCTCGGGTAAGCTGTTTTCCAGTAACAGTTGTTCCAAATCCTTTTGCAGTTTTTTGTTTTAGTTCTAGTCTTGCTCCAGTACCCCCAGCTATACTTGTTTCTTCTAGTGCTACCCCTAAAACTTTTAAAAAACTTGTAGGACTTCCTTTTATATCGGCAGCAGCACGCCCTTCACCTTTAGGAGCTTTGAAAGGGCCTCTAGTAGAAATAAAATCAGACATTATTCTGAGCGCTACTGACCTGGCTTTTTTATTTCCCCTTTTACCTTTTCTAATCGCTTCTCTTCGTTTTTTAATAAAAGTTTTTACTGTTATAGGCTTACCGCCATCATAAATAATATTGTCTACAGTTATTCCAACTTTTTCAGCCATTAGTCAATCACCCTATACAAATCTAGTATTCTACGAATATGTGGAGGCAAATTACCACTTAAATTATATCTATCACCTCTTTCACCCTCAAAGCTAAATCCCTTTTTATCTTGATCTTGTTTATAAATTAGCTTAATATAGTCAAGAGTAGCCAGTTGTAAATCATAAGGAACACTTCCTGATTCATAACCTCCACGATATTCTACCTTAATACCATTAGGATAAGGCATAAACTTAGGAGGACCGCCTAAAGTAAGTGCTGGGTAGTTATTTCTAACACTAGGATAGTTGCCAAGTACGCCTTGATCTCCTACATCACGAGTAATTCTACCTGTATCACGACTAAACATATACTCATTAGGTGCTGCGTGAACGTCTTTTGCTTCTGTATCGTCTTGTTTACCGTCAAAATGCACTAAAAATACAGTATCTTCATCTGGACGAAAGCGTTTTGTAGGCGCAGTAAAGTCTGCGTCATACCTTACCTTATTAGAAACACGAATTTCGTCAATATAACCATCAAAATCGTTAGTTGTAGTGCCAAAAGAGTTACGACCAATCTCAACATTAGTTGTAAACGTTAGATTTGAGGTAGTAAATTCATCATTTGCTACAATTGCACCATTATAAAACAGTCTTAACCTTTCATTTACATAATCTCGCGACATTGCAACGTGTGCCCACTGCTTTTTAGTAAATTGTTGTGTCTCTATATTAGCATTTGCGCCTTCAATAGTACTTGCAGTACCAGAAATATTAGCTTCAAAAGCTAATCCTTTGTCTGCAACTACTCTAAACTCCATATAATTAGAAGCATCCGTATTAATTGCAAAAATTGCATTACTTTGTAGAGATGCTTCATCAATTCTTATAAAACTTTCAATAGTAAAATCTTCTTCTTCTAATTTTAGCTGAGAAGGAACGGTTCCAGCGATAATCATATCGCCAGAACCGTCTAATTTAAGGGAACTTTTACCGAATTTCTTTGCTTTTTCTGTGATATGCGCACCACCATAGAAAGTAAATGATACAGCATCACTTTTATTTGGAATTGGAGTGCCTATAGTAGAAGGGTCGTCTAATACATCATAGCCTACTCCATCAAATTCTGAGACTTGGTACACATTATTAAGAGGAAGAGCGCCTACATAAACAGCACTTACACCACCGTCAAACACTTCTACATAATCATTAGCCAAAACAGGTTGACCAATGTAGTGCTCAATAGCTGCTGTAGCATAGTTAATTACATTAGAGATTCGTGCATCATTAGTGGTGCTACTAATAGATAAATAATCTTTAACTTGTGCTAAAGTTACAAATGGAAATTTACCTAAATCTTCCTCAAATCTGTCCATGATATTACCTTTCTATTATTTTTTAGCATCAAAAATACTTGATTTAGGTTTTGGTGCTACTTTAGGCTGAGAAACAGCTTGTACTTTTGGTTTATTAACAGTCTTTGGCTCTTCTTTAACTACTGTAGGTTTCCAAAGTTCTTTTTGCTCTGCAATAGAACCAGGACCATAACCATGACGAGATAGCCAATGTTCTGCTTCTTCCCAGGTAGCCATATCTTTAATTGCGGAATCTAACATATTTTTCTCCTTTATAAATAAAAGGGGAGGCAGTTTCCCACCTCCCCCTTGTATTTCCAACTATATTTACTGGGTATTAACCAGTAATTACAGTACAAGCATAGCTGTACTTGGAAGAGTCTAGTGCAGCGCTTGAGTTAGTTGTAAGAGCCTTGAAGTCGAAACGAGTGCTCATGTACATAGCAGTGACCTGCTGACGTGGCTCGTACTCGCTCTCAATCTCAATGGCGCGGCGTTCGGCAATCATGAAGCCGGGCTTATAGACTAGAACACCAATGTGACGGCTTGAACCACCAACGACATCCAAGAACTCAGAAATCTGAATTGGAATACCGTAGACAGCACCGACTGAACCTGTTAGATAAGTGGCATTTGGACCGAACTTATCAACGGTACGGAAGTCAGAGGTTGTAACAAGGTTGTTATAACCTTCAATTGATGTTAGGTATACAAGCTGGTCGCCAAGTTGTAGACCATACTTACCAATAGTGCTACGAGCAGAGGCGATATCTGTTGGATCAACCTTGTCGTTTGCGCCACCAGTGGCAACTTCGAGAGAAGCATCACCGGTTAGATTGGTAAGACCCTCAATGACTGATGCATAACCAGTACCAGCAGTAATTGCGTTGGTTGGTGATGCAGTGAAGCCAGTTAGGGCACCTGTGCCGCGAAGAATTGACTTGTCAATAGCACGGGCTAGACGACGAGTTGCGGCTGCGCGAAGGAAGTCGAGTAGAGGAAGAACGGTGTCTTCTTCTTCATCCTTGGCTAGGTGTGTGGTTGCCATGAACTTATGTGGAGTAAAGGTCACGGCTGAGATTGACTGTTGATTAGAAGTTGGGACGTTTGACGAGTCGCCAATGCCTGTGGCAAAAGTGCCAGAAGCAAATTGTGCAACATCACCGTCTGAATCTTCATCAGCAACTGGAACGCGGAAGTTACGAGCGTCAACTGCAATGCGGTTGAACATCTGAGCAACTACGAGCTGTTGTTCCATCTCGGTATAAATATTGCTTGAGAAATTTGAAAGGAACTGATCAACGGTTGTGATCGCCTTCATCTTTGAACCAAGCTTAGTATCAAATGGGTCACGCTTATTCATGCACTTAGCAAGTAGATATGCGTTTGCCATATCCTTCTCTGAGAACTGTTGCGTATTACGCTGATTCTCTTGGTAAACCATTTTGCTGCGAGAAAGAGCAGCAACCTCGTCCTTGAACTTAGAAATTTGAGCCTTAAGCTCTTCTAGTTCTTCACTTTCGCGAGGTGTGTATTCAGACTTTTCTTTAGCGTCTGACTCCTTAATAATTGCTTCGCCAGTCTTTTCGACTAGCTTGGCAACTTCGGGTTCAGACACTTGTATTGAAACAGGCTTCTCTTCGGAAACTGCTTCGGCTTTCTTAATCTCCTCAACAGTAGCTTCGCTACCTGCCTTTGTAAGATCAAGGGTATCTACGACCTGTTCTGCCATAGTTTCGTTCTCCTTTTTAAAGTATCCGTGAAGCTTAAGAGCCAGACTAATATTAGAATCTTCACTTGCCTCACTATTGTGTAGCTCAAGTAGAGCTTTAGTGTTATCAACAAAGTGATTTGCCACTTTGAAAGTACTTTCAGACCATTCTGATGATGGTGTCATTTTAATATTTAGTAGTGTATTTAACTTTTCTTGCTGCTGGGGAGTTAGCTGTGAAGACTCTTTGAATCTATAAAGATCAACTTCCGTAGCTTTGCAATACTGATTAAATTGTTCTTCAATTTCTTCGTTAGTACGCTCTTTAACGGTATCAACGATTAAATCAAACTTTGTATCAATGTCCCAAGTATTTGTGACAAATAGATCTTCAACTTGAACATCTAAACTATTATCACAATCTTTACCTTCTACGTCAACTTCTAAAAACTTAAAAGTTGGACTTTGGGCGGTAGCAATTTTCACAACCTTGAAACGTTTGCCTTGGTATTTGACAAAAGCGCCATTTTCAATCTGAGCTGTTTCAGCAGAAAGAAGATTAAGAAAAGGAATGGGAGTGTTAGGATCAGAATTTACTTCATACTCCTCATACTCTTCCTCAGATTCTTTATCAAGAATTTCTTCTGCTTGATCTTCTTTTACCTCAAGCTCCATCTCTGTAATTTCTGTTTCTTCTGCTTTACCATTAGAAACTTCCATCTCAGAAGGAGAAAGAGGTCGTTCATCTACATCAGCTTCTACATCGTCAAGCTCATGCACAGCCACACCAACCATAGTCATTTCGTGTGTATGATTTTTTGCTTCCATAATTACGCCATTAACAATTTTATGGGCGTGATTTTCCATATGAGAAGCATAAGTCGTAACACCATTACCGTCCTTATCCATTTCGACAGTATGATAATGGCCTGCTTGAAGATCAGTAATACCAGCTTTTAGCTTCGCCGCTTTTTCTTCCTTAGTCTCCTTGTCTTCTGACTTAAAATTCTCAACAAATTGAGCATAGTCATCCGTAGATTCAAAACTCTTACGAACACTAAAGAGTGAATCCTGGTTACAAGGAACACTAACAACAGAAATCTCTAAAAGTTCAACATCAGTAATTAGCATGGAGTCATCATCACGATTGTACTTACCATCCTTAACTTTAAAACCGACACTAAAACTTTTAAGAGCCCCGTCCTTAATAAGAGTATGAATACCGTGCTGTGTTTCAGCAGCTTCGCTAACGTCAGCTTCAACAAAAATACCTTTTTTATCTACAGTAATCTTACTCACTTTACCAATTGGGTTTTCGTGTTTATGTTGGTAAAGAAGAACAGGATTGCGGCGGAAGTTTTCTACACCTTTTGCCCAAGCCGCAGCAGTGATAATATCTCCTGCACGATCTTTAGCTGTTGTGTTAGCGTACCCAGCGATTTTGAGATTTTTGCTCTTTTTAGACCGAGCAGTTTTCTCAATCGCACTGTGTAAGAAAAACATCTTATCGCTCATCACTAGTTCCTTCGTTATTTGGATTTACAGACTCTTCAGTAGGAGGTCTGCCTCCCTGTGTAGCATCTACGGCACTACCCGTAATATTACGAGGTACTCTAATGCTATCTTCTCCATCAATAGATGAAAATCCTAATCCCACTCGTGCCTCATTCGGAGTGATAATTCCTGTATTAACCAAAGTAGAGTAGTAAATACTTTGTGTTCTCTCATCTGGTCGTAGAGCAGGAACGGAAAT